GGAACAGTGTATGCAGCAGAAATGGGAATCAGCCTGTTTTCGGAGATCGACCGCTACACTCTGGAAGATGCCGAGGTACGGCTTTATTACCGTCTGACACTTCTGGACGGGACAACGGAGTCCATACCGATGGGAATCTATGAAGTTTCCGAAGCCAACAGGAAGGTGCGGACACTGGAACTGAAAGGCTATGACCATATGCTACGTTTTGAGAAGACCCTGAAACTGGAATCCTCAAGCGGAACGCCATACCAGTTCTTAAAAGCTGCGTGTGATGCATGCAAGGTGGAAATGGCACAGACGGTTGCGGAGATCAGTGTCCTTCCGAATGGTAAGACCACGCTCGGTATTTATTCGGATAATGATATAGAGACTTTCCGTGACTTGGTTTTTTATGTGGCTCAGGTGCTTGGCTGTTTCTGCCAGATAGACCGATACGGAAAACTTGTCCTTAAGCGGTACGGGAATGAATCCGTATGGAACGTGGAGCAGAAGGAGAGGTTTGACAGCAGTTACTCTGACTTTGTTACAAGATACACGGCAGTATCATCCACAAACCAGATCAGCCAGACGGCAGAATACATTGCGATGGAAAAAGACGATGCCCTTACTATGAACCTCGGCATCAATCCGTTACTGCAGTTCGGACTGAAATCCGTAAGGGAGAAGATACTGCGTGAGATACTCACAGCACTGCAGAAGATAAATTATGTACCGTTTGACAGTTCCACCATCGGGAATCCGGCACTGGAAGTCGGGGACATCCTGAAGTTTTCAGGCGGACATGCAGATGAAACAAAGATAAGCTGCATTACGAGCATCGAATGTAAGATCAACGGGAAAATGACACTGAAATGTGTCGGGAAGAATCCGAGGCTTGCATCTGCCAAGAGCAAGAATGATAAGAATATTACGGGTCTTATCAATTCCGTGGAAAGCGGAAAAACCATAATTTACAGTTTTGTCAATGTTGCCCCGTTTGAAATTGGGCAGTCCCTTATGAATGTGATGGATATTGACTTTACTGCAACGGAAGAAACCACGGCAGCATTCCAGTGTGAAATGCTTCTGGAGGTGGTAAAGCCGGATACCGGGGAAGAGCCGGAAGAAGGCGTGGCAGCAGAAACGGAACTGCCGGAGCTGTCCATTGTTTATAAGATAAATAATGAAACCATAGATACATTCATGCCGGCCAAGACCTGTCTGTATGGGAAGCATATCGTGACATTGTTTTTTCCGATATCGAAAGTCATAGAGAACAGCTCCAATACATTTTCCATGTATCTGAAGATATCATCCGGGAGTGCTAAGATTGGTGAGGCGCAGATTAGGGCAACCATCAGCGGTCAGGGACTCGCAGCAGGACTGGGAGACTGGAACGGACGCATCAATATCAATGAGAATATTGGAAATATCAGCATTACGGATGTACCATTTGTGGCTGATGTGTTTAAGGATACGGCATCCGTAACATTCCCTTCCAAAAAGACACAGGGACTGACACAGACAATCGGGAATATTCCAATCACAGACCAGAACTATGAAGCGGATGTATTTACGGACCGTGCATGGATCACGGAGATCCTCCGAACCTTTGTACTTACAAGCGTGCGGGGAAATCCAAATTATAACGGATATATCACGGTCAATACGGAAGAACGGTTCATGCTGCGGAAACGGTATGTACAGAAGTCAGGGCCGGAATCCCTCGACCACGGATATGCAGAAGACCTCGTGATCGATATTTCATACTTCACAAAGGTGGACGGGGTGGAAGTCAATGGTTATACCACAGCAGTCCGTCCGCAGTATGTGATTACCGCGGCAGAGACTTCCGTTAAGTTCCCGGATACCATTACCGTTGAAAACGGCTTCTTTGAACTGAAAGCAGTAACTGAACAGACACAGGAAGCCGTGACGGATGAAGTGGATGAAGGTTTCCTGGAAAGGACAACGGTTGATATATCCGGCTTTGACGGAGTGAAAGGAGTGGAATTTATACTATGAATTATGACAATATAAATGATATTTTTTCGGTCGGTGTCACCAATATGACCTGTCTGTTACAGGACAGCAACAGCTATGATGGCGGTACGCTTGCCGTGAGCGGTGCGGATTTTTTCACGTTCCTCGGAAAAGCTGTGCCGTACATTTATGCACATGGTGATTCTTATTGGGGAATCGGCAGTGATGCCACGCACCTTAAAGTGGATAACCGTGATACCAGAATGAGATCGCTTTACAGGGAAGAAGGGACTTTATACAGTTATTACCGTTTTTTGAAAATACGGTGGGAAGGATGGTCGCATTACAATGCATCTGGGGCGGACTACCAGTTAAAGTATGACCTTCTGTTCTGGGACACGGGAGATATTTCCCTTCATATGATTTCTGTTCCTGTCCAGTGCTATGATGGCGGTTTCGGTTTTAGTGCAGACAAGAACTATACTTTCACAAAGCCCGATGCAGCTTCCCCGGATATTACTTTCCAGTATTATGCGGACAGTAAGACCTTTGAAGTGAAATACACACCGATTGACCTGTTGGTCCCGTTTAAACTCCTGATAAAAGACGGGGACGGAAAACTGTATACGGTGGAGAACCATATCATAAATGAGGAGCTGTCAGAAACAGCAGATGTACTTGTCGGACTGGAAGAAGCAGAGGTCAATGCACTTTTGTTTAAGAAACATGGATTTGCAAAAATGCCGGAGTGGGATCTGATAAAAGGGCTGACGCTTCCTTCCGTATTAAGCTGGAGTGACAGTAGGGCATTTCCACTGAATGCCGTGATTACGGGAACACCGCCAAAACAGTATATCGAATGCATGGCGGATCTTTCAGATGGCACGGTTCTTGGAATCAAGGCACTGAATGCAGAATATGAGGGAGAGATCACGGTACAGTACAGTTATGACGGGGAGACCTTTACGGGTGAAACTTCGATGGCGGATTTTCTCACAATGGATCTGGATGAATTGTATGCCGGACTGCTGGAAGCAAAGACGATAACCTTCCGTTTCTGGCTTGCGGGCGATGCAACGCTTACATCCTTTATCATGAATTATAGAAATGGAGATGATGACGATGCTCAAGGGAACAACAAGAATAGAACTTACTGATGTAAACACAGGTGAGGTGGAAACCTACCAGAACAGCAATATGGTCACCAATGCACTAAGGGACATCCTGAAACCGCTTGGACTTTCCAAGAGACCGAACAGGTTTTTGAATGAATTCGTGCCGTATTATGAAAAACTGCTCGGAGGCATCCTGTGCTTCGACAGGGAGATACCGGAGAATGCGGATGAATATTATCCCCCGGCAGATGCAAACCTTGTCGGCTGTGCTTCACATGGAATGCAGAACAACACAAAGAATACCTTCCGTGGCGGATTCAACCAGACAGAATCGGAAGTAAATCTGAAAGACAGGTATGTGAAATATGTATATGATTTTGCAACCAGTCAGGCGAACGGCACGATTGCCAGCATCTGTCTTACACATAAAAATGGTGGACTTACATCATACGGCAGTAAAAATACCAGTCCAATCAGGGATAATTTACTGATGCAGTCCATTGCAGAAGACAATCTTCAGTATGTGTACCCTGACAGGACAGGGGCAAGCACGAGCAGCAGATATTCCGGTATGACGATTGGAAAAACAGAGCTGATATTCCTAATCGATAGGGCAAAGGACTGTGTGTATTATTTCAAGGTGGCAGATAAGAACCATATCCACATCACAAAAAGACGTGCATTTTTAAAGACGGTATCTATTCTTGATAATATTTACACCACGAAACCGCTTATCGAAGAAATCGAACTGGCAGAACTGTCTTCGGAACTGCAGATTGGCTACTGGTCATATAATTATGATCCGTCAAATGATTGTCTGTATATCTGCACGAGCAGCAACAGCAGGACTGCCCCAGAGGGCAAGTTTCTTATAACGGAAATAAAAGTGGACACTTGGAAAATCAAGCAGTATGAAATAACAAACACCACGGATAAATATCTCAGGACGGAAGGGAACTGGGGAATGTTCGTTACCGAAGGCTATCTTCTGCTGAGGGGATATGATGCCCCGTATGATGTGTATAAAATCCAGATCACGAATCCGGCAAATGTTGTAAAGCTGAAGCGGACCAATGTGACCAACATCAATGGCGTGCCGAAGTTCGTGATTAACGGACGGGTTTATTACGAATACAGTTATGAACAGCTTCTGATTGCGAATCTGGCAACGGATGAGATCATGCCACCGGAGACACAGACATTGTTTAATTCCAGTTATACGATGAGCGTGACTCCTGTAAGAAATGAACCGCTCATCTATTTTTGTGATTATGGCACATGGTCAACGTCCGGGTGGTACATGATGTGTAATTATCTGGCAACCATCAATAACCTTGATGCCCCAATTACAAAGACGGCAGATAAGACAATGAAGATCACTTATATTTTACAGGAACAATAAAATACTTTTTGGAATCAGGCAGTTATCCATTGCGGGTAGCTGCTTTTTTCATACAAAAAATCAAAGGAGGACAAGACAATGAAGGAATTCTGGAACGCAGTACAGTTTGTATTCACGGCAGTCGGAGGATGGCTTGGATACTTTCTGGGAGGATGTGACGGCCTGCTCTTTGCACTGCTCGCATTTGTGGTCATCGACTACATCACGGGAGTTATGTGTGCAATCAGTGACCAGAAGCTGTCCAGCGCAGTTGGTTTTAAGGGAATCTGCCGTAAGGTGCTGATTTTCCTTATGGTCGGCATTGCAAACATTCTTGATGTATATGTCATCGGAACGGGGAGCGTTTTAAGGACGGCAGCCATTTTCTTCTACATCTCAAATGAAGGAATCTCCCTTTTGGAGAATGCATCCCATCTGGGACTTCCGGTTCCGGCAAAGATCAAAGCCGTGCTGGAACAGCTTCATGACAGGTCAGAAGAAGACAAAGACAACGGGGAAGGGTAGCTCCTTCCCTCTTTTATTACAGAGAATTGGAGGATCATATTATGAGTCAGAAATTTGGAATCGATGTAAGCCACTGGCAGGGCAGTTTTGACTTTGCAAGGGCTAAGAGCAAGGAAGGCGTGGAGTTCGCAGTCATCAAAGCCGGAGGTGCTGATGCCGGACTTTATAAGGATAGCCAGTTTGAATCAAACTATAAGAAATGTGAGGAATGCGGACTTCCAAAGGGCGCATATTTCTATGGAAATGCCAGAAGCGTGGCAGATGCCAAGAAGGAGGCAGAATACTTCCTTTCACTGCTTAAGGGAAAGAGATATGAGTATCCTGTCTTTTATGATGTGGAAGGCAGCATGATCACCAAGAATGACAGGAATACACTGACACAGATCGTAAAGGCATTCTGTTCTGCAGTAGAAGCTGCCGGATACTGGGTCGGCATCTATTCGTCCGAGTCATTCTTCAACAGCGAGATGAATGACGGGGAGCTTATCCGCTACAGCCACTGGGTTGCAAGATGGGGTAAGAGCAAGCCGGCCCCGGCAAGCGGTGCAGAGACACAGATCTGGCAGTTCGGAGGGGAGACAAACCTTATCCGGAGCAACAAGATCAATGGGCAGTCCTGTGATCAGGATTACTGCTATGTGGATTTCCCTGCAAAGATCAAGGCAGCCGGGCTGAACGGTTATGCCAAGGGAAGCAGTACACCCGCTCCGGTGAAGAAGTCCAATGAGGAGATCGCATCCGAGGTGATTGCCGGAAAGTGGGGGAATGGTGCGGAAAGACAGAAACTGCTCTCACAGGCGGGGTATGACTATTCTGCAGTCCAGAGTATCGTGAATAAGAAACTTTCCCCATCCAGGAAATCCGTGGATGAGATCGCAAGGGAAGTTATTCATGGTGACTGGGGAAATGGTTCTGACAGAAAGAAAAGGATCACTTCTGCCGGATATGATTATTCCGCAGTACAGAAAAGGGTTAATGAACTCCTGAAATAAGGATATGGCTGATGGTCAGTAATGGCTGTCAGCCGTATTTTTTTCCATTTATGCCAAGGAAAGAAAGGTGAAAGGTATCGCAGATTGTACTTGCTATTATTGGCTTTCAGAGTGATATATAGACTACCCAAAGAGAAAGGAGTGGCAGAATTTGGAGATTCAGATAAGGGAAGGAAACAGCAGACAGAAGCAAAAACTTAAGGTATGCGCCTACTGCCGTGTCTCAACGGATGCGGATGAACAGGAAAATTCATTGGAAAACCAGATCAGGCATTATAAAGAAGTCATTACCAGTAATCCTGATTACGAGTATGCAGGAGTTTACAGTGACTTTGCCATATCAGGATTCAAGGAAAAACGTCCCGGTCTGCAGAAGATGTTAGCAGATGCCCGTAAGGGAAAAATAGACCTTATATTAACAAAATCCGTATCACGGTTCGCAAGAAACACCTCAATCGTTCTGGAAGCTACACGAAAGCTGAAAGAACTGAATGTTGGTGTTTTTTTTGAACTCCAGAATATCAATACCCTGTCAGGGGAAGGCGAGCTTATGCTTACGATCCTTGCTGCATTTGCACAGGCAGAAAGCGAGAGCGGAAGCGTTGGTGCAAAGATGGTGTACCAGAGAAAGTACGAGGCAGGGATCCCCGTGCAGTACCTTGAGCGGTCTTTCGGATTTAAGAAGGATGAGCGGGGAGTCTATATTGCAGATGAAGAGGAAGCGGTATGGGTAAGAAAAATCTATGATATGGCAGCACAGGGATATACTCTTGCAGCTATTAAGCGCTACCTGAATGAAAATAATGTAAAAACGGTGGGTGGTGCAAAATGGCTTGATAGCACGGTGCTTCGTATTTTGGAAAATGAAATCTATAAAGGCGATTATATCATGCATAAGTATTTTGTAAATGAAGAAAGAAAACTGGTCAGAAACAGGGGAGAAGTAGATGCCTGGTACATCGAGGATGACCATGAAGCCATTGTTTCCCCAAAACTCTGGCAGAGAGCACAGGACGCACTGGAAGCAAAGCGGGATTATCTTGCGGAAGGCTCAGTGATCGAAGAATTCACGGAAGAAAATTATCCATACATGAACAGGATCTATTGTGCCAGATGCGGACACCCGCTTTACAAAAGGATCTACAGTAACGGCAACAGGCTGAACTGGGGATGCAGCGGTACAAAGCGGTATGGGAAGTCTTTCTGCGAGGGGATAAACATTCCGGACGGAGTCTTGCGAGGGGCATGGCATTTTGATGAAAATATGTATATAGGGGAAAAACAGACAGATAAGGGAAAAAAGGAATTTACCTATCTGAAAGAAGCTTCATGGAAAAGAAGGCATAAGAAGAAAGAGCCGGAGCCGATCCCTGAAAATACTGAAACAGAGTATCCATACAGGGAGAAGATCTTCTGCGGATTATGCGGAAGCAGACTCGTGAGGCATGTAAACACCAAAAACCATAAGGTCATATGGGTATGCAACGGGAGAAAGCGGAAGGGGAAAGACTTCTGTGATGGGACAAGGGTTCCGGATACCATTATAAAGGGATGGGGAGAAATCAAAAAAGATATTTATATTCAGAGAAAGGATGATAAGAATGGCAAGAAGCGTTACAGTTATACCAGCAAGAAGCCAAAAGGTGCGGACAGGGCATAAGGCGGTACAGGAAAAGAAGATAAGGGTGGCAGCCTACTGCCGTGTGTCAACGGATCAGGAAGACCAGCTCCATAGTTTTGAGGCACAGGTCGAGTATTATACAAAATATATCAACGAGCATGAGAATTATGAAATGGCCGGCATTTATGCAGATGAGGGAATTTCCGGTACGAATACAAAGAAAAGGGAACAGTTCAAAAAGATGATCGCAGACTGCGAGGACGGTAAGATAGACCTTGTCATAACAAAATCCATCAGTCGTTTTGCAAGGAACACGCAGGACTGCCTGGCATATTCCAGAAAATTAAAGAACTTGGGGATCGGCATCATATTTGAGAAGGAAAACATCAACACGCTGGATTCCACGGGAGAGCTTCTGTTCACCATCTTAAGCTCCCTTGCACAGGATGAATCGAGAAACATTTCAGAAAACTGTAAATGGGGCATCCGCACGAAATTCAAGAACGGTGAGATGCATCTCAACACATTCAAGTTCCTCGGATACGATAAGGATGAGAACGGGAAGCTTGTCATCAATAAGGAACAGGCAAAGACAGTGAGAAGGATATACAGGGACTTCCTTATCGGAATCAATCCGGCACAGATTGCAAAGGAACTGACGGAAGAGAAAGTTCCGGGATGTCTGGGGCAGACAAAATGGTATCCAAGCACGGTCACAGGGATTCTAAAACAGGAAAAGCACATGGGTGATGCACTTCTGCAGAAGACCTATACGGCAGACTTCCTTACCAAGAGACAGGTCAGAAATAACGGTGAGATCGCACAGGTCTATGTAAAGGACAGCCATAAGGGGATCATAGATAAGCAGACATGGAATGCGGTACAGGAAGAATTCGACCGCAGGGAAAAGTTCATGGAATCGCACGGCACGGACAGGTACAGTTACGGTGCGGACTGTATGCCGTTCTGTGAGAAGGTGTTCTGCGGGGAATGCAAAAGCCTGTTCACGAGACATTCATGGAGCTCAAGGGGAATCGTACAGTGGCAGTGCAAGAACCACAGGAAAGACGGGAAAGTGGCATGCACGAATGCCTATGTGGATAATGCAGACCTGGAAAAGGGATTTGTAAAAGCATTCAACAGACTGGTCACGGACAGGGATAAGCATATGGAAAGATGGCAGCAGATGAAGTCGGACGGGACACCGCTTGAAAAGATCAGGGCGGGGCAGATGATGGAAGCCGTGGGAAATGAACCGCTTACCAGATTCGTCCCGGAGATCGCACAGCTTGTCCTCTGCGAAGTGACGGTGCTTGGTGCGAAAAAATATGAGTTCTTCTTTCTGGAAGGCAGCAGGGTAAAGGTTTCCGTGTAAATCACCCGGAAACCCCGCTGTTATGAAGTCCAAACAGCTCCATCTGGCTGCTTTCACCGTCCGCATCCCCAGGTTCAGGAATGTCGGACGGTTCTTCTTCCATGTCCTTTTTATGCGGAAGTTTATGGGTATAAAGTTTATCCCAGGTAAGCGGATTCCGGCTTTTTTTGTTGTAGTATATCAGTATGGCTTCCGCAAATCCGAGTGAGCCGGAACGCCTGTCCTTTGCAGTACGGGCGAGTTCCTTGATGGATATCCTTCCGAGCTTTTCCTTAAATACATCATCTTTTATGGCATCACCATAAGCATTAAGGAAACGTGCCAGTCCGTTCATCATGTTTGCGCTGAAGGACTGGGATGCCCCTTCCCATGTGGCTGCAATGAGACGGATGACATGGTCGAGCATATGGTAGCCGTATTTGTCGTGAATGTTTTCCAGGGTTGCGACAGCACAGATACCGCCTGGGGTCGTGGTGGATGCGATGGTAAGGTCATAGGATTCCACCAGGTCACGGATGATGAGCTGTTTGTCATTGCCGGCCTCTATGTTTGCCATGAATATCTCATAAGGCAGCAGGGGCTTTACATATTTCATCTGGTTTGCAAAGATATCCGCTTCATGTTCATATCCGAGGTCATCGTATACCATGCACCACACGGGTGTCTCCCTGGATCCTGAAACGAGGGCAACGATCTCAATGGTGTGCTGCCCGTTGAATACATAGTTGATGCCGTTCCTCCGGCTGACCTTTACGGGATTTATCTGGTACAGGTCAAAGTTGGCGGCAGCACGCTGGACATGGTGCTGTGAGAGGTTGCGCTGGTATTCCTGGTTGGATACGAGATTCCTGATAGGGATCTGTTCAAAGTGTACTTTTGGGACGAACTGCATCAGGTCAATGGCCTGTGGCGTTTGTCCGGCTGTCTGTTCTTCTGTCATCTGGATCATCCTCCTCAAGCTGCGAAAGCAGTCTGGTTATTTTTCTTGTTAGGTTTAACAGCTGCATCTTCACTTCACGCCTTGCATTAACTGAGGTGGAAGGAAAATCTGTAAGTTCCATGGTCCTTGATATGGTCTTTGACCATGAAGGTATCGTAAATTTAAGGCTTTCGAGTTCCGCATCCGGGTCAGTGGCGGGCATCTGCTTAATTCCGGCTTCGGCACTTTCCTTTTCCCGTTTTATCCTTCTTGAGTCCGGTTTTCCAGTGGGAAGCCTCTGCCACCTGAGTTCGTGCCGGAGCTGGGAGTATCCGATGCGGTCTATAGATCCGCTGTCCAAGAGCCTTTTCAGTCCGTTGATATCCTCAATGGGAAGACGGGAGAGTTCTATGATATTTTCATGGGATACACGGAGTTTCCCGTTTAATATCTTTTCTGCGATCTCCGGGCTTTTCCGTTTCAGGTCATCGACCGCACGGGCATAAATATCATATTTTGTCACGGTGGAAAAACCAAAATTAAATTCATTGCCAATGATGGTGGCAATATCCGTCTTACGGACATATTTCTGTGACACCTGTCCGTCTGCATTCAGTTCCGTGCCAGGATGTTTTTTCATGAATTCATCACTGGCGGTATTCATGTCCGCACGGAACAGTCTGCCTATCAGGTATTTTTTGTATTCTCCGGTAAGGTCTGTACGTTTGAGCTGTTCATGGCAGATAAAAGAGACTGCCTTATCACGGCTTTCAAACATCATGCGCCGGATGTTGAAATGGATATCCCATTTTGTACAGATCTTATACCGCAGACGGCCGTCAAGTATGATACCGTTCCATACACATACAGGCTCCAGGCATCCGTGGTCAAAGATGTTTTCTTCGAGTTCTTCCAGGTACTTTTCTTCCCTTGGCTGTATCAGCTCATCAAATTCCGGATCCGTCTGAAGTTCCGGGACTGGTCTGTTGTTCATACTGATTCCTCCGTTCGGGTCATATCATCTACAAGCACGCATTCATTCATGGAAAAGCTGGCAAGACATTCTTTTGGATTCAGTGCACCGTAGATACGGTAGCTGCGGTTGTCCTCCAGATATATGCCCGTATGCCGTAATGCCTGTAAAAGTTCCGTACTGTATAATTCGTAGCAGTAACGGCTGTCGGCTTTACTGTAGCGTACACGGTGGGCAAGGTAATCCTTACGCACACTTTTCCTTATGGCGATCATGCTGTCCTGCGGGTTTACAAGCAGCTGGATATACTCCGGGTCACCTAGCATATGGAGCGTGAGCTTGTGTATGCGTATCCTGTTTTTCTTTAAGTCAATGCATAGGACCGGCTTCAAAGAGGTTTCTCTGTTCATAATGCTGTTCCTCCTTTTCTGGATGTTCTGTTTTTTCTTCTTCCAGTTCAGCGGTATTGTTTTCGGAGATGCCGAACACCGCATAACCGTCAAACATGTTGACCTGTAAATTGCTCTGGTGTTCCTCGACAGGCACACCGAACTGGTTCTGCCATTCTTCCGGATAGCTTGGCGTGCGGGACGCTTTTATCTTCCCGTCTTCTTTCTCCTCACGCACGAAGATCTCAGGCGTGGTGAGGTCAAAGACAAAGAGAAGTTCATTGTCTGACCGTATCAGCTTCCCAAGCAGTTTATAGCGGTAGGATGAATTCCATCCCATAAGCGACACGACCTTGGCAAAAAAGATACGGCAGGTGATCTGCCTTGGAGAGCGTTTTGCCGTTGCGGAACACCATCGGAAGGAATCCTTCTCATCCTCCTGGCATGGACGCACCGCCAGTTTCTTTTCATCCGGGTTTACGAGTATCTGCACAAAATCCGTATCCGGCAGTTTTTTTATGCATGCGGTGTTTACGGATACCTTGCTGGAATTAAAAGTAAAGGACGGTTCATAGGTATGGGCAAAGAACTCGCCGCGGACGACCTGATACCCGTCATAGCTGAATGCATCATCCTCGGTCACGGGAATGGTATTCTTTTCATCGTTTGTCTGTATGTTCATCTGTGTTCTCCTTCATATCTGACATGATCTGTTTAATATTCTTTTCGATGTCATTTTTACTGGTGACCTGTATATCAGTGTCGTTGTATGTTACCGGGGCATGGGAGGTATCCGGGTCTTTACGTCCGGTGAATCCGGCAAGTTCCTCTGCCTGTGCGTGGCTGTAATAATTGCTCCCAAATGTGTCTGCCCAGTCAGGCGGATAGGCTCGGACATTTCTCTGCTGGTTGTCCGTAAAGGGTTTTACGGCCGGATCCGCATCCGGTGCACCGACCATGTCATTGGGAATGAATATCTCCGGTTCGGAAAGGTTGAAGAGCAGTACGGCATCATTCCCGCTGCCACGCTTTACCCCAGTGATGCGGTAACGGCAGTCATCGTTCCAGCCGAGGAGGGAATATAGAGTGGGAAGAAATGCAGTCCCGCTGATCTCACGTGGGGAGTTTTTGCCGTCTTTCTTTTTAGACCACTGCATGGCATTCCGGCAGTCTTTTCCCGCATTCCTTACGGCAAAGACCAGTTTCTTTGGGTGTATGAGAAGTTCTACAAGCGTGCTGTCAAGTTTGCGGACGGCAGGAGCGGAAAAGCGGATATCTCCCTGGCTGAAGGTAACGGTTATACGGTCCGTGCTGTCAAAAAACTGTGAGCGTGCGATCTCATATCCGCGCAGGTCAAATTCACCGGATTTTACTTCCACATGACCGGAAGACGGGCCGGACTGTTCCGTGCCGTCATAAACACTGGAAGAAGCATTCATGTAATCCGTTTCCTTAAATCCCGCCCATCTGGGGTTGATGGATACAAACCCTTTCAGGACACCTCCCGGAATGACCTTCAGCTGCGGAAGGATCCCTTTGTTCCCATACTTGGCATTGCTGATCAGCCTTTGGACCGCAATAAAGTCATCCCTTGATATGATGGCTTCGTGATGGTCGCGCTTCCGGTACTGGGGACGGTTCTGCATATTCTTCTTTGATTTGTGGTTGAGGTAGTTCGGAGTGTAGGTCTTATGTGCAAGGACATCACCGCAGTGTCTTTCATTCTGCAGTATCTGAAGGATGGAACCGGGAGACCATACGGTGTTCCCCTTTTTGGTCTCGCAGCCGAGTTCCGTCAGGGTATCGGCAATCTCCTGACAGGTGCATCCGTTTAAGTACATCATAAATATGAGTTTTACGATCTTTGCTTCCCCTTCATTAATGATAAGGTTTCCGTCTTCATCATGGTCATACCCGAGGAGTATCGGTGTAAGGAAAATCCCCCTGCGGAAACGCATCTCAATGGATGCATTCATGATCTCACTCTTGGTATGGCTTTCTTCCTGTGCAAGTGTGGCCATGAAGGAAAGCACCATCTCACTTTTGGGGTCAAAGGTGTTGAGCCTTTCTGTTTCAAAGAAAACACCGACAGGATGGGGGAGTGCGAGAAGCTCCCTGACATAGCCGATGCAGTCCACCACATTCCTGGCAAAACGTGATACGCTCTTGGTCACGATAAGATCTATCTGACCTTTTTTGCAGTCTTCGATCATCAGCTTGAACTGGTCACGGTGCTGGAGTGAAGTGCCGGAGATGCCTTCATCCGCATAGATCTGTACCAGTTTCCAGTTCGGACTCTTACTGATGACATCATGGTAATGGTTTTTCTGCAGTTCATATGAGGATGTCTGTCTTGGATCATCCGTTGACACCCTTGCATATACGGCAACACGCTGTTCATTTTCCACTGCAAATATATCTTCCTGCGGAAGGGCAGGGATCACGTCAAGCTCATCTGGGTTGATACCTTTATAACGTTCCCTTATCTTACTTTTCTGGTCGGCAACTGAGCCGGCTTTCTGCTCGTTTTCGTTCATGACTTACCACCTTTATTTCTGTGCTGGATTTTATTATAAAATTTTCATGCTGAAATAAAATAGACTATACGGACAGCCATATCCCTATAGTCTATTTCAAAGAAAATTTATTTGTGTGAAAATAGTGTGCCTTTATCTGTGCCTGTCACTGGAAGCAAGCTCCCAGCCGTTTTTGTGCATGGTTTCAAGGCTTGCCTTTATAAGTTCATAGATGAATCTTTTCTCATTTTCCGAGCAGTCCTCCATAAGCATATCGATGTCTGTCTGGTATGCAGCCGGATTGTTCACCTGCACTCCGGCAAGCAGTTCATCCACGGTAATGCCGAGGGCATTCACGATACGGATAACAGATTCTAGGCTTGCTTTTCTTTTTGCATTTTCAATGTGGCTTATGTAGGAGACGGAAAGGTCGGTCATTTCCGCAAGCTGCGCCTGTGAAATATGATTCTGCTCCCTTACTTCCTTGATACGGTATCCTATCTGCCTGTGGTTGACAGATATCTGCGTCTGATTCATAGATTGTACCTCCTGTTTTCTTTTTCTTACGCAAGGTAAATTATCTATCAATGAGTGCAAAAAAGTTGTGTAATTTAATAAAGCGCAATGGAGTAGAAGAAAAACATGGGGGATGGGAAAGTGCGAAATATGTCGAACGATTTTTATTGAAGGATACTGATGCAGATGGTATGCTTATAACTGGAACAAGACGATATAAGAATGATGGAAACAAGGTAAATCAAGGTTCTGTCATGATACAAAACTGAACTGCATAAATCTGCCGTTCATATTTTTTTACCCAGGATACTCCACTGCACTAGAGTAAATTACGAAAGAGATATGGTTCTAATAATTCTTCTGCGTAACGGTTACAATATGTATATCGTACAGATAGAAGAGAGGTGTAATTTACTTGCGTACAGAGGAGTACATACCAAAGAGGGTAAAAGAATTATGCAGCAAGCATAAAGTCTCCAAATACAGACTTGCACAGCTCACGGATATGTCGCAGACAGCGTTGGCAAATATAATGAATAAGAAGAGCATACCTACAGTACCGACCCTGGAAAGGATCTGTGATGCATTCGGAATTTCAATCGCACAGTTCTTTGCCGGAGATGGTATGCGGCCAGACCTGACGGATGAGCAAGGTGAATTATTGGAGATATGGGATGACTTAAATGCGGATGAACGCAGAATACTGATGAACTTCGTAAGGACGCTGAAGAAGTAAGGGGAAGCAGTTTGATTGTATCTGACAAGACTGGCTTCCCTTTTTCTATGCATTCCGGTGAGCACGGAAAGTGATGAGGATGTATATGAGAGTACAGGATGAGGAATTCAAAACAATGATCTACGATCTGATGAACGGACATTATGATCTGGATAAATTTGATTGTGAGGAAAGCAGTGTGGTAGAGAATGAATTTGCAGAAGGCAGATACTGTGAAAAACTCTACAGTGAAATGCTTGCAGCCTATGGAAGGATATGCCAGAGACTGCATGAGCCGTCCGGTGAGGACAGGGACGTGGAAATCATAATAAACAATCTGCTGGACATGGGCAGATACCAGAGCATGAAGATGTTTAATTATGGGGCATTCTTTACTGAAAAACAGAATCAGCAGTAAGACGGAACACAAAAAATAGTGTGGCTACGATTTGACAGCCACGCTATTTTTTGTTACAAATATAGTGGTGTTATACAATGCGTATAACAGAGAGCCGCAAACATGGTTTTGCGTGATTAGACAAATCTCAAGAATAAGCAAATCTGGGGTGTTCAAAGGGGGTATATCCCCTAGTGGGCTATCCCCCTTAGCATTGTATGCTGACTATCCCTTTATAATAAGAAGTTACGCCATCTATATTGGACAGGAAAAACCCCCAGACGGGACTTCATATTTCCCTGCTTGGAGGACTGCTCTTTCGATTGATGCGGCGGGCTCGTGTGCCGATTCCGGCAGCAGGAATTATCACGATAGCAGGACTTTTGTTGTACGGCATGATGACCGGAATGAGTCTGGCAACGATGCGCGCGATCTGGATGATGGTGATTTTTCTTGTGGCGCAGATGTTCGGGAAATCCTATGATATGCCGACTGCGATGGGAATTGCCTTGTTCTTTATGCTTCTATGCAACCCGGTTCGCATCTTAGATGCCGGGATGCAGTTAAGCTATATGGCGATTGCGGGGGTATCACTTGGAAACTATGGGATGAAGCGCTTGCATAAAAAAACTGGATTTCGGCGGTTCCAGAAACGATATCCGCTTCGGTTCCGTGTGGTGCAGAGCCTGTTTTATTCTGTAACATTGCAGGGGATGATGCTTCCTGTGGTGGCAAAAACCTATTACGAGATACCAGTCTATGCAGGATTGCTGAATCTGATCGTTGTACCGGGGATGACGGTTGTGGTAGCAGGAAGCTGGTTCGGCTTGCTTGTATCCATTGGCACGATTTCGCTTGGCAGGTTCGTCATGCTGCCGGTTGGGTGGATGTTACAGGGATATACATGGCTTTGCGAAAGGACACTGGAACTGCCGTGGAATACACTTGTTACAGGAGAGATACGAGGCTGGCAGAGTGGCATGTGGTATGGCGGGATTGCATGCACGCTGGTATTGCTTCGCACAAAAACAAGAAATAAGCTGCGGGACTTTGTATATAAACATACCGGTAGGTTCTGGCGTAAAAGAGAGGTCGTGCGCTACACTGTATGCACGATCCTTATAAGTATGCTGTTACAGGGGGCAGGACAGGCGTTATGCGTGTGGCAGCAACGCACAGAAGCAATCTATTTCTTGGATGTTGGACAAGGCGATGGAATCCTGATACGATCCCCGGACGGAAGAAATATCGTGATTGACGGCGGCTCGACGTCACAGTCAAAATGTGGGACATACACACTGCTTCCGGCGCTGCGATCGCAAGGCATGACGGAGATTGACTGTTGGTTTGTGACACATACCGATGAGGATCATATCAGTGGATTAAAAGAACTTTTATTGCAGGGAAAACTGACGCAGATCAAGGTGCGGACGGTTGTCTTTTCCGCCTATGTGTTTCAGGATGCGGCATTGGCAGAGTTAGAAGCAGTGATTCGGGCTGCCGGAATCACAATCGTGTGGATGAGGGAGGGCGACGTGATCGGCGATGATACATTTACGCTTACCTGCCTGCATCCAACTGCAGAATATCGTGCAAAGGATAAGAATGCAGCGAGTCTGGCACTGGCATATCATTCTGATACATTTGACATGTTATTTACTGGAGACATGGATGCAGATGCCGTCGCAGATATGGATATACAACAGGATTATGATTGCATCAAGCTTCCGCATCATGGCTCGAAGTACTCGTATGTGGAGGGGGTCTATGCGCATGCGGACTATGGTTTGATTTCCTGTGGATACAATAACCGTTATGGACATCCACACACGGAAGTGCTACAAGGGTTAGCGCAGGAAGGGACGAAGGTACTTCGGACGGATGAGATGGGCGCAGTTGTTTTTCGGGGGAGATAAAAAGCTTGGAGGATACAATAATATTTAATAGGGACGAAGTGGTAATGAAATAGATTGTGTCAGAAAATTGATAGAAGAAGAAAGGTGTGATACAATGTATTCGTTGAAAACAACGAGGTATTCAAACGAAACAAAAGGTGAACATACCGAATAATAAGAGGAGTTAGTGTTCTATATCGGAGTCAACATGGCAAAAAAAGAAAAAGCAAATGGCATGGCCATTTTAAATGAACAAATCAATAAGAAAGAATTCAGTCGTGTGTATCTGCTTGGTGGAACGGAACCATATCTGATCTATCAGTATCGGGACAAACTGATCGCGGCGATGATCAATCCAAACGATACAATGAATTTTATCACCTACAAGGGTGAGAATTCCAAACCAGAGGACATCATTGAATTTGCAGATACCATGCCATTTTTTACAGAACGCAGAGTGGTGCTGGTTGAGAACAGCAATTTCTTCAAGAACGGCTGTGAAAAGCTGGAAGAAGCCTTAGATGGACTGCCAGATACGACAGTGCTGATCTTCGTGGAGAAGAATATTGACAACCGGAAGAAACTAAGCAAGCTTGTCGCACAGCTTGGTACGGTAGCAATGTTTGATGCACCGGACAGTGAGATGTTAGCTGTCTGGTTAAATGGAATGTTTGTAGAGGATCAGATTGCGATCAGCGGTGCGACATTGCGATATCTGATCGATCGAGTTGGAACGAGTATGAATCTGCTTAAAAATGAAGCAGACAAGCTCCGCTCCTATGCTGTGGAAAAAGGAAGCGTATCCAAAGAAGACATTGACCTGCTTTGTGTGAATCAGGTGGAAGACAAAATCTTTGATATGATTGATGCGATATCAGAAAAAAAACAGCAAAAGGCAATGGAATTATATGATGATCTGCTGTATTTGCAGGAGGCACCGATGAAGATTCTCGTGTTGATCACACGGAACTTCATGCAGCTTCTGAAGATCCGGTTTGCACTGGATACTGGTACACCAGAGGGACAGATTGCTTCGGCGTTCGGTATCCGTCCGTACTTTGTGAAAAAATATATTGCGCAGGCACGCTCTTTCACGAAAGAGCAACTGCTTTCCTGTGTGAGGTTATGTCAGGAAGCAGATACGAGCATCAAAACAGGTAAAATGCGGGATAAGCTTGCAACCGAGATGGTGATATTAGAGCTTTTGCTGCATGGCGGAGAAAAACAGGAAGTATAGTATAACAGATATAAAAAGCTCCACGCTTATAAGTTAAGCGTGGAGCTTTTGCGTTGTCGTAGATATTTACTTCGAACACATATAAAGCAGGTTTTCCCATCTGCGGTCAACCTCTTCCTGATACTGTACAAGCAGGTTCTCGTTTTCTGGCTTGAACAGATGCTTGAATCTTCCCTGTGGACGAAGGAAGTCTTCAATTGGAAGCTTCTTCTTTGGCTCATAGTTCAAGATCCACTTGCCTTCCACAACCTCGAACAGTGGCCAGTAGCATGTCTCCACTGCGAGCTTGCAGATCTTCATGATATCGGGTGTGTCATAACGCCAGCCACGAGGACATGGTGACATGATATTTAAGAATGCTGCACCTGGTGTGTAGATTGCCTTCTCAGACTTCTCATACAGATCCTTCATGGTTCCGATGAAGGTAGACTGTGCAACATACGGAATATCAT